AGCGCCGCCAGCAGCTCCACGTCTGCCCCCTTCAGCTGGACATTGTAGACCGCTGCATCAACCGGTACAGCAACCCCGGCGACCTTGTGTATGATCCCTTCGGCGGGATCGGCACGGTGCCGCTGGAGGCGGTCAAGGCGGGGCGAAAGGGTCTTGCCTGTGAACTGAACAACGGCTATTTCCGGGACGCTGTGGGCTACCTGCAGGAGTTCGAGCGGGAGGATATGAACATTTCCCTGTTCGACCTGATGGGGGAGGTGTCGGGATGAGCGAGGCGAGAAAAGCCTATTCCAAGGCATTCTACGCGGCCAACAAGCCGTATTTCGCTGCGTACCGCAAGGCAAATTCCGGGAAGCTTGCCCGATATTCCAGTGACTACTACCGAAAGAATCAGCTTCGGTACGCGGAGGGACAGCGGTTTTTGCAAGAGGCCCGCATGCGTCTGGGCTGGTCACAGGCCGCCGTAGCCGCAGATGTGGGCGTGAGTCAGGCGACGATCACACGGCTGGAGACCGGGGCGCAGCCGCTGGAGACCTTCCGCAAGCGGGACAAGCTGCTGGAGGTGCTGGGGGTGGCGGGATGAGCGTGATGCTGGAACATCAGGTGACACCGCAAAGCCCCTGTACGCCGGACTGCCCGGACAGAAGCGGCGACTGCATGCTGCACTGCTCCCACGGGTACGCCGAGTATCGGACGGCGCGGGACAAGGTGTATGCCGCACGGGCCGCAGCTGCCGAGGCTTCGCGGGACGCCAGCGCCGGAAAGCGGAAAGCCTCCGCGAAGAAGGCCCGCATGAAACACAGACACAAGAGATGATTTTGCGGGTAACGCCCGCTGAAAAGGAGGAATTATTTTGCAGATCGAAAACCGAGAAGAGGCCCAGCGGTCTATCTTGCAGATGTGCCGGGGCGCCTTTCAGGAGCGTGTGGACTACGAAATGCCGCACCTGATGGAAAACATCTTCGACCCCAACACAGCTGCCAAGACAAAGCGCAAAGTGACCATCACGCTGGAGCTTTGCCCCGACGACACCCGCCAGAACATTGTGGTCAACTGCTTGGTCAAGACGACGCTGGCCCCGTCCAACCCCGCTACCACGATGCTGTACGCCGTGGACGAGCATACGGTGGTGGAGATGGTGCCGCAGATTCCCGGCCAGATTGCCGTGGATGGCACGGAACAGGAAGCACCGGCCCGCTTGAAGCTGGTCAATTTTGAATAAAAAGGAGAAAGAACCATGTTAAAGGAAGCCATTGAGAAGATCGAGAAACTGGCAAAGCCGGAAATCTACAAGGATGCACTCGGAAAGGCATATGTGGTAGACAAGGACGGCGAGGCGCGGGAGATCATCCCGGAGGCGGTCTATCAGAGCTGCCTGTCTCTGAACAGTCTGGACGCACTGGTGCAGATGGTCAGGACGGAGGGCGTCCGTGGTGATCGCAGTGCGGACAAGCTGTACCTGTCCGTGAAGGATCACATGACCGTGGCCTGCTTCGGCCATCCGCAGAAGGACTTGCGGGAGGCACGTATTTTCTACTACGAGGCACAGGCCAAAGACGTTCCCGGCTGGGACGGCGAGGTGAAGATGGCCTTTGACAAGGCGGCTGTGGCCTTGCAGACCCGCTTTCAGGATGGCGGCGACCGCGATTACACGCTGACGCTGCTGAGCCAGATCACTTGCGGCGCGAAAGTCACATACAACGACATTGGCGTGGCGACGACAGTGGTCACACAGAAGGGCGTTTCGCTCCAGCAGAACAGCACCATCCGCCCGCTGGTGAAGCTGCGGCCTTACCGTACCTTCCAAGAGGTGGAACAGCCGGAGGGCCTGTTCCTGATCCGCATTGACGAGCGGGGCATTACCTTCACGGAGGCGGACGGCGGCATGTGGAAGCTGGCAGCCCGCAAGACCATCAAGGCATATCTGGAGGAAGCGCTGAAGGACATGATCGACGATGGCCGTGTGGTCGTGATGATGTAAGTAAAAAAAGCCCCGGCGGAGCTGGCACTCCGTCGGGGCGGGCAAAACCCTTGAAAAAGATTTTACAGGAACAGTTTACCGCCCTTTGGGGCGGATGTCAAGAAAAGAGGTTTGAAATGGCACAGATTGAGATAGACCCGGACGCATTGCGCGAATGGGAGGAATCCCGTCCGGAGAGTCGAAAGGAACTGGCGGAATCCATCGGACGCACGACCAGCGTGTTTAGTAACGCCTACGCCCGTGGCGAAATGAATGAGGTTGTCCTTTCGTTTTTGTGTAAGACCTTCGGCTTGCCGGAGGACGCTTTTCTGCCTAAAGAAAAGACGGTTGTCGTTCAGGGGGGGGCATCGACCTACCATCTGACCTTATCTGTGCATCCGGACAGGCTTCGGCTGGGCGTCTCCTTTGGCGAGGAGGAGATGGTGTATGCCTGGGCAAAGATCTTCGGCGACACGGAGCTGGATCTGATCAAGTCCATCAGCTACGCGGCGCACATGTGCTATAAGTTCGCGGAGCAAAAGACGCTGAAAGGATAAGTCAATCATGTACCGATGCAATGCGACCGGGCGGGAATTCGAGGAACCCCGGTATGATCCCGATTTTTGGGACAAAGGCCACGGGGCGAAGGTGTGTCCCTGCTGCGGCGACACCGACTTTGAAGAGGTCTATCCCTGCGATATCTGCGACAGCTATTCCAGCTGGGATGAATGCGGTTTTGTAGAGCACTACCAGACATGGTATCTCTGCCCGGACTGTCGGAGGATCGCCATCATCAACCTGTTTGAAAAAGGCGCTCAGGAGTTGGGCGACACGGAAGGGGCTTGGCTGGACGACGTGCTGGACGGCAACAGCTGGGCGGATTTGAAGAAAATTTATGAGGAGGCAAAGAAAAATGGCACTGTTACCCTTTGAAGAACTGATTAAGGTCGATGTACGGCCTTTCTGCGAGACGCGGAAGGCCAAGGACGACAACGGAAACGTGGTGGATATCCCCTATCTGAATTGGGCCAAGTGCGTGAAGCTGCTGCACGAGCATGGCGCAAAGGACGTATGGTTCACGCCCCGCGTCTGCCCGGAGACGAAAACCTATCTATGGCCGCAAGCGGACGTGACCACCCGGAAGGGCTACAAGACGCAATGCTGGTTCGTCAGCGTGGAGATCCATATTGACGAGCTGGTGTTCAACATGGACACGCCGCTGCTGAACGGGGCGCTGGTGGTCTATGAGGACACGCTGAACCAGCTGCGTATTTCCAACGCGCAGGCCCGCGCCTTCGTGAAGGGTGTGGGCCTGCGGACGGGGCTGGGCTTCGACCTGTGGGCCGAGAGCGGCGACGGGGACGACGGCGAGGACGATCTGAGCCGCCACAGCATCTGGGCCATCCGGGAGCGGCTGGAGCGGGCCATTACCGCCAAGGAAAAGGCGGGGCTGGATCACAAAGACCTGCTGGCCGCCCTGCGGATCAACGACAAGCAGCTGAACCAGCTGATGGGCTACTTCGCCAAGCTGGACGGCCTTGAGAAAGCGGTGAGCAAGCTGTGATCCACGATCAGGACAGGAGCGGGTGGTTCGGGGCATCGGACACGGCCACCATCATGGGATCGTGGGAGACGGAGACGTTCCGAAAGTGGTGGGCGGTGAAGCTGGGCATCCGGCAGGATCACTACACCAACGCCGCCATGCAGGCGGGCACGGCCTATGAACACAAGATTCTGGACGCGATGGGGGTAAAGACCCGCGACCGCCAGATCAAGGTTTACGCCCTGCGGCTGCGGGTGAACTACGACGGGGACGATGCCCAGACCGTTACGGAGGTCAAGACCTACAGCAAGGCTCCCTTCAAGGTGAGCCGCGCCTACTGGATGCAGTGTCAGGTGGAGATGTTCGCCAGTGGGTGGGGCCTGCGGCGGCGGAAGATGTGCCGGATCGCGGCCTATCCGGTCGGCGAGGCGGAGAAGCAGAACTTCTTTTTGCCTGTCGATCCCGGCAGGATCAGCCTGTGGCCCATCGAGTACGACGAGACGTGGGTGGAGGAGAAATACCTGCCCCGGCTGCGGTATCTGGCCACGTGCCTGAAAACAGGCCGGTGGCCCCGAAAGGAGGAAGTGCCATGCAGCAGGTGACGGTGGACGCCGCCCGGTGGCTGCGGGACGGCGACGGGTCGTGGCTGGCCTTCCGGGTGGGCAGCGACAAGACGGCCATGAACGTATGCGACAGCCTGAAAGCCGGGAAGGAATACAACCTGACGTTGAAGCGTAAGGGCCGCAGTCTGGACGCCAACGCCTATTTCTGGGTGCTGGTGAATCGGCTGGCGGACAAGCTGAAGATCGAGCCGGAGGGCATCTACCGGGCGTATATCCCCGATATCGGCGGCGGCTATGAGGTGGTGCCGGTACGGGAGGATCGCATTGACGCATGGGAAAAGGTCTGGTGCAGCGGCCATATTGGCCGGATGATCGAGGACATGGGGCCGTGCCGCAACATCAAGGGCTATCACAATGTCCGGTCTTACCTATCTTCCAGCGATTACGACACGGCTCAGATGTCACAGCTCATTGAGTTGGTGGTGGCGGACTGCAAACAAAATGGCATCGAAACTATGACGCCCAGAGAGCTGGACGCGCTTGTGTCCCGCTGGGGTGAGGTGAGCGTATGAGCACAGCAAAAATCTATACCGCCCACGGGAAGTCTCTGACCATGCGGCAATGGGCGAAGGAACTGAATCTGCCGCAAAAGACGCTGCGGAATCGGCTGGACAGGGGGTGGACGCCGGAAGCGACCTTCACACCGGGAAAGCAACTGCACCGGGGCGGCACAACAGGTTCGCGCCGCACTGACCACACAGGAGAGCGGCACGGGATGCTGGTGGTCGACCACTGCCTCGGATCGGGGCCGGATGGGCCGAAATGGCTCTGCGTGTGCGACTGCGGCAAGACGCGGGTGGTACTGGCGCGGAATCTGAGAGGCGCATACAGCTGCGGCTGTAAGGCGAGGAGAAAGGCAGACCGCCGCCCCGGCCATCCACAACCATGTTGGACGTGCCGGAACTACGCCGGAGGGTGCAGTTGGTCGCAGAAGTACCCGGAGCCTGTGAAGGGCTGGGACGCGACCCCCACCACGAAATATCAGGGGAATGCGGGCGAGGTCACATCTTTCGCCATCCATTACTGCCCAGAGTATGTACCTGACGGAACGGAGGTATTGATGAATGGGTGAGAGACGGTGTTACTTCTGCCGCAAAAACGGCAGCGCCGACCCGCTGGAGCGGCACCATGTGTTTGGCGGGAACCACGCTGACCGGAAGAAAAGCGAGAAATACGGCGCTGTGGTAGACCTGTGCGGCAATGCGTGCCACCGGAACGGAGAACACGCCGTCCACCGGGACGGGGACGTGATGCGCCGCCTGCGCCGGGAGTTTCAAGTGAAGATCATGCAGGAACAGGGCTGGACGGAGGCGGAGTTTATCCGGGCGTTCGGCAAGAGCTACTTATAGGAGACCCTATGACACAGTGTGAGAAAATCCTGCGGTATATGCGGGACGTTGGCCCCATTACCCAGCTGGACGCGGCCAAGGAGTTCGGCTGTTACCGGCTGGGCGCGAGGATCTGGGATCTGAAGAAAGCGGGCCACGCCATCCGGAAGCGGATGGTATCAGAGAAAAACAGGTTTGGCGAGAGCGTGAGCTTCGCCGAGTACAGACTGGAGGATAAGAGATGCTGAACAAGATTTTCATCATGGGTCGCCTGACCCGTGATCCGGAGCTTCGGCGGACAAACAGCGGTACGGCGGTCACGTCCTTTACGCTGGCCGTTGACCGCGATTTTAAGAATGCCGATGGCACGAAGGATACCGACTTTGTTGATGTGGTCGCTTGGCGCGCCACGGCGGAGTTTGCGGCGAAATACTTTGCAAAAGGCCGTATGGCCGTGGTTGAGGGTCGCTTGCAGATGCGCGAATGGCAGGACAAGGACGGCAACAAGCGCCGCAATGCGGAGGTCGTGGCCGACAACGTTTATTTCGGTGACAGCAAGAAGGAGGGCGATTCCTCCGGCGGTTACAAGGCGGCAGGCAAGGCCGTGGACGTGGAGCCGGAAGCGGGAGACTTTGCCGAGATCGAGGACGAAGAAGATTTGCCGTTTTGAAGCAAATGTGGAAGGAAAGGAACAACACAGCGGGGTGTATCGTGGACGCGAACCGTGACGGCCGGCCGGGATCGAGCCAGCGCACGACGGCGGCGCGGGCGAAAATCCCCCTTTGTCCCCCTTCCTTTCCCACACACCCCCTATCTATCCCCCTATATCCCCCTTACACACCCACAACAAGAGAGATATTTCTTCTTGTGGGGGGGTGTATAGAGGGCAGTACGGGAGAAGGAGAGAACATGACGAAAGAAGAATTTGAACAGGTTTTCACGGCGCTGGGGCTGTTCTGGCCGCGGGAAACCGTTTCGGACAGCCGGAAGGCGGCGTGGTGGCTGGCGCTGAAGCCGTACCCCTATCAGGGCGGCGTGCGGGAGAAGATCATTGCCTATGCCCGGTCGCCGAAAGGGAACTTTTTTCCGGATGTGGCGAACCTGACGGCAGGTCTGACGCCGGAGATCACGGAGCCGGAGAAGTCCGGGCCGGACTGGATCGACGCGCTGCTGGAGAAACTGCCGCCCCACACGCCTGACCCGATTACCCGATATGCCTCCGAGCATGGGATCACCTGGGGCGAGGCGAAAAAGGCGTTGGAGGGCCGGACATGAGCAGAGAATCATTCATCATCCGCTATCCGGACACCGACGCCGGAAAGAAGGCGTGGAACAAGGCATATGGGCTGAACGCCATCTATGCGGGAAAGCACTGGTCGAAGCGGCGGGACGACGTGAGGCTGTGGCACACGCTGACGGTAAGCGCCATTCACGCCGCCCATATCCGGAAAAGGCCGTTCGACAAGCCTGTGGTGCTGACCTTCCAGTGGAATGACCGGCTGGATTGCTCCAACCACGCTTACATGGCGAAGCTGATCGAGGACGGCATGAAGGGCATTCTGCTCCACGACGACAGCCGCCGGTGGGTGAAAGGCATTGAGCATTATTTCCACGACAAGCCCTACATACGTGTGACGATCTCGGAGGTGGAGACGACGTGAAAAGTGGGATATGGAAAGTGGAGGTGGCGCGGCTGTGCTGGGCCTGCCAGCAGGAAATGGCCCACGAGTACATCATCCAACCCACCCGCGAACAGCGGCGTGACCCGGTGCGGGATCACTGGGAGAGCGGCGTATGTGAGCGCTGCGGGCGGAAACAGAGCATGACCAAGCTTCGGAGGTACACCATGAACCGGGCTGGGCTGGTGGCAAGGGGAAGAGAAAACGGATAATTCTGCAATAACAAGGAGTATGAAAAATGAAAGCTTACAAAGGTTTCGACAAGAATTTGCGGTGCAAAGGTTTGCAGTATGAGATCGGCGGTACGCAGGAAGTTGACGATGTGAAGTTGTGCAATCATGGCTTGCACGCTTGTGAAGCGCCGTTGGATGTGTTCAATTATTACGCACCCGGTAACGGCAGCCGGTATTGCGAAGTGGAAATGGACGGCGTGAGCGACGAACGTGGAGGTGATAGCAAGCGCGTTGCCAAGAAGCTTACGGTGGGCGCGGAAATCGGGATTCCAGGGCTGGTGAAAGCGCACATTGAGTATGTTAAATCCCACACAACAAACGAACATACTGACCCGAAGATGGCCACCGCTGGCTATCGTGGCGCTGCCACCGCTGGCAATAGTGGCGCTGCCACCGCTGGCAATAGTGGCGCTGCCACCGCTGGCAATTATGGCGCTGCCACCGCTGGCAATTATGGCGCTGCCACCGCTGGCTATCGTGGCGCTGCCACCGCTGGCTATCGTGGCGCTGCCACCGCTGGCGATAGTGGCGCTGCCACCGCTGGCAATAGTGGCGCTGCCACCGCAAAAGGCTCTGTTTCTGTTGGCAAAAACGGATGCGGCCTTGTTCGCGGTAACGACGTGACGATTAAAGGCGGTCTTGGTGCTGTGCTGGTGATCTGTGAGGAAAACGCGGACAATTGGGACATCAAAGAGTGGAAAGCGTTTGTCGTAGACGGCACGGACATCAGAGCGGACACATGGTATAAGCTGGTGGACGGAAAGTTGGTGGAGGCTGAGTAATGCTGCCAATCAATCAGCCGCTGACGAACGCAGCGGCGAAGAAACTGATGGCGCTGGACGTGCAGGACAAAGAGATACTGACCTACGAAAAGCTGGACGAGTGGTACACCGCATGGGGCGGACAGTGCTACGTCAGCTTTTCCGGCGGCAAGGACAGCACGGTGCTGGCGTATCTAGCGGCTCGGTATCTGGCGAGCTTCAGGACGCCGCCGTGGGAGCTCAATCTGGTGTTTGTGAACACAGGGCTGGAATACCCTGAAATTCAGAAGTTCGTGAACGAGTACGCCGACTGGCTGAGGATGGAGTTCCCCCGCGTGACCGTCAACCTCCACCGCTTGCGTCCGAAGATGAACATCCGGCAGGTGGTTGAAAAGTACGGGTACAGCATCGTGAGCAAAGAAGTGTCGGCGTATATCGGGAACGCGAGAATAAACCCCACCGGAAAATCTGCACAAAGGTTGCGTGGCGAGTATCTGGACAAGGACGGGGGAAAATCGCCGTATAACTGCGAACAATGGGCGTTTTTACTCCCTGCGCCGTTTTTAATTTCCGATTCGTGCTGCAAGGTTATGAAAAAATCGCCTATGCACAGATACGAGCATCAAGAAAAACGTGTGCCAACTACCGCGATAATGGCGGAAGAAAGTCGGCTTCGGATGATTAAGTGGACTGCCACCGGCTGCAACGCCTTTGAAGGAAAGCGACCGATGGGAAAGCCCATGAGCTTCTGGACGGAGCAGGATGTGCTTCGGTTTATCGTGGAGCGCCAACTGCCCTACGCCAGCGTGTACGGAGACATCGTAGCCAGCGACGGCGAGAACGACTACGGCGCGACGCTGATCGACTGCAAGCTGCACTGCACGGGATGCCAGAGGACGGGCTGCATGTTCTGCGGCTTTGGGGCGCACTTGGAAAAAGGCGTCAACCGCTTTGAACGCATGAAACTGACGCACCCGAAGCACTATGCGTTCTGCATCGGCGGCGGGGCATTTGACACGGACGGGCTGTGGAAACCCACCAAAGACGGCCTTGGCTATGCGCGGGTGCTGGACTACATCGGAGTGAGGTATTGACATGGGCAAGCAGCATTTGAGCAGGGACGACCGCATCTTTATGCGTGGCAAGTTGCAAGGCACACAGGAGTGCATGGACATGGTGGCAATGGCGCTCATCGACAAGTGCGGTTGGCACGTCCAGGAGGAGACGCCGGACAGCCGGGACACCCACAGCATCGCGTATCTATACGAGTGCTTGACGCAGATCGCGCAGGAGATCAACGAGGGACGTATCCGGCGGCGGCATATCAAGGATATGCTCAAGGAGGAATACGGCGTGGTGTTTGGAGATTAGGATATGAACATCGGATTGATTGACGTGGACGGGCATAACTTCCCCAACCTCGCGCTGATGCGGCTGTCAGCCTATCACCAAGCCCACGGCGATAGCGTGGAAATGTGGGACGGCTTTAAGCAATATGACCGGGTGTACATGAGTAAGGTTTTTACGTTTTCACCTGATATGGATACCTGCATCAATGCCGATGAGGTCATTACAGGCGGCACAGGGTACAAGGATTACGGCGCTCTGCCGGACGAAGTGGAGCGAATGCGGCCAGACTACTCGCTGTATCCAACTTGGAAACCGGCCATTGGATTTCTGACACGCGGCTGCATCCGCAACTGCCCTTGGTGCATCGTGCCGAAGAAAGAAGGGCTTATCCGACCGGCGGCAACGTGGGAAGAAGTAAAACGCCCTGACAGCCGGGACATCATCTTCATGGACAACAACGTTTTGGCGCACTACCACGGCTTAGAGCAGATCGAGCGCATGGGGCATGAGAATGTGCGGGTGGACTTTAATCAGGGATTGGATGCACGGCTCATCACGCCGCAGACTGCAAAGCTGTTGGCAGGGCTGAAATGGATCAGGTTTGTCCGCATGAGCTGCGACACCTCCGCTATGCTGCCGGTGATAGAACAGGCCACGGCGTATCTGAAAGAGGCGGGAATACCCGCTTGGCGGTTCTGGTGCTATGTGTTGGTGCAGGACGTGGAAGAAAGCCACAAGCGCATACTTGCCCTTCGGGACATGGGCGTTGAGCCGTTTGCCCAGCCGTACCGCGACTATGACGGCGGAGAGCCGACCGCCGAACAGAAGCGCCTTGCACGATGGGTCAATATGCGGGCGGTGTTTCAGTCGTGCAGTTTTGAAGAATTTACTGGGTAAGAGGAGAAATGACATGACAAGAGATGAGATCGTGACCGCGCTGCGGTGCTGTGCATTTAACGGTGAAGATTCTTGCGAACACTGTACAGAGTGCCCTGCGGCGGGCGATGATTGCGAAAGTGAATTGCAGTTTGCTGCCGCTGACCTGATCGAGAACCAGCAGCGGCACATCGAGGCACTGATGAAAGCCAACGACAGCCTGAAGGACGCCATTGCGCGGCGTGACAAGCAGGTAGAGGACATGAAGCAGGGCATGGCACAGCTGGCAAAGGCTGTGGCGGTGAAGGAGGAAAAGGAGTGATGGAACGACTGACTGTACCTGATGTGCGGGTGGACGAACACACTACCCGCAGGAGCATAATCGACGGGAACGTTGTGAGAGAACACGCGATGGAGATTTATTGGCGGCTAAAAGACTACGAGGACACGGGGCTGACGCCGGGAGACATCAAGGAATTGCTTGACATGGCTGTGTCAAAAACAGACAAGGTTTTGCGGCTTAAAGAAGAATTGCACACCATAAAGAACGAGCTATGCCAATACTGCGGGAAGTACAAACACGCACACGAGGGTGCCTGTGACGGGTGCAAATGGAGGGGAATGTGATGACCAAGTACTTTTGTGATATTTGAAAAAAGGAGATTGAATGCAGCAGCGAAGCCAGTGAGTACAAGGTGAAGCGGCGTGAACACAGCTTCCACGAAAGCTGGTGGGTGCGCCTGACGGTGCATAAGGACTGCTGGAGAGAGCTGTGCAAGAGCATTGCGGAAAAGGAGAAAAAGTAAATGGATGCTGTGAAGTTTATTAAGGAACGCAGCAGGATGTGCAAATCGTTTAATAAGTGTTCTTACGGCTGCCCTGCCTGGGGTGGTTCGTGCAAACTTGAAACTGGAACATACCTCGAATGTGAAGCAACAAAGCAGGTTGAAATAGTAGAGGAATGGTCTGCCGCACACCCGCGCAAGACGCGGCAGAGCGTGTTTCTGGAGCAGTATCCGGAGGCAAGCATTGGAGATGACGGCGTGCTGAAAGTATGCCCTTTCTTGATTTCCGCGTCGTACAGGAACAACGATGGTAGCTGCGCAGCTATGCAGCGCCAATGCTCTGACTGTCGTAAAGATTTTTGGGGTCAGGAGGTGGAGTGATGTCTATAAGTAAATCAAAGCGCGAAGCAGTCTACCAAAAGTACGACGGTCATTGTGCATACTGCGGGCGAGAAATTGCCTATAAGGATATGCAGGTGGACCATTTTCAACCGCTGAGAGCGTGGAGTATTGAGGACGCTGGAGCAGATGACTTTGACAACCTCATGCCAGCCTGCCGGATGTGTAATCATTACAAAAGGGCAAATTCGCTTGAAACTTTTAGGCGGTACATCGAAGAGATTCCTCGCAAACTGCATGATAACTATATTTACAAGGTCGGAATTGTGTACGGCGAGATTGCAGAGCAAGCACGCCCGGTCAAGTTCTATTTTGAGCAACAGGAGGCGGATGAAGGATGAATGAGCTAAAACCTTGCCCGTTTTGCGGTAGCGACAGAATTTCGGTGCAATATCTATGCTTTAGACCCTATGTCATTTGCGAGAAGTGTCACGCACAAATCCCTTGCTACAATAACTACGCAAGGTCGAAAGAAGCATGGAACAGGAGGGCTGAAAATGACACTAACTGAGATGTTTACAATTTGTGATACGTGCGTATATGCGCCATGCCTTTGCGGGAATGACCCTGAGAACTGCGTGGCGTATGTGATGAGGACTTCTGACAATGGCTGAATACATTAAGCGGGAAGCGGCAGTAAAATCTGTTTTGCGGATGCGTAAACCGGAGAACAGTGTGGCTCAAAATAGGATGCTATCGATTATCCAGATGGATATGTTGAAACTTCCCGCCGCGGGTGTTGCCCCGGTAGTGCATGGACGGTGGATTGATATTGTGGACGCGGCACCCACCGTAGACGCGGAGGTCGTGGTGCGCTGCAAGGACTGTGTGCATTACGACATGGGCGTATGTCTGAAAATTTACTCAGACGGAAACGTACATCCAGAGGCATGGCAACCTAGGAGACCTGAAGATTATTGTTCCCACGGTGAGAGAAAGGAGGAATAGCGTCATAAAACAAATGAAACCAACGACAAATGACCGTATTATTGCCGCTGCGTGGGTGCTGCTGATACTGGCGGCGGCGCTGGTGGTGCTGACCGGCTTTTCTGCAAAGGAGCCGGAGCGCGAGAAGCGCACGATTCTGGTGATCGAGGGCGGCCCGCACGAAGAAGCATACGAAGCCCTGGACGAAGCGGAGAAAAGCGCGGAGGCGGTGATTGCCGCCATCGGCACAGACCGGGAGTTTGAGACCTTCGGCTACGATGTGTCGAAGGTGCTTCAGATTGTCACGGCAGAAGCGGGAAACGATGCCGACCAGTGCCGTGGCATTGTACAAGCCCTGTTTAACGCATGCAATCGGCACAGGAACCGATACACGCCGGAGGACGTATGCAGGGAGTATCAGTATACCACCCCGGCAAGCTGGGTGTCTGACGCAGCGCTGAACGCCTTTTGTGAGGTGTTTGTATACGGCGAAACATTTACCGACATCGGCAATGCGACGGTGTTTTATAATCCCCAGATCGCCGGACACAGCGAATACCATGAGGGGCAGATTTACGTTTGCAGTATCGGAGATGTGAAGTATTTCGAGGAAGTGTAAATGAAAAAGATTGAATATATCAAGAAGCAAGACGCAATTGACGATACTGTTGCAAGCAATCGCAACGTAGATGTTGACGGGTTGACTGCGATAATGAAAGTCTCGCCTGCCGTAGTTTTGTGCAAGGACTGCATTTTTTGGGAAAAAGGAACGAGGGACGATGGTTTTTGCTTTAGCCGCTATGTGGTGTGCGGAAGCTTGACGCCGCGCAGAAACCCCACAGACTTTTGTAGCTACGGAGAGCGCAAGGAGCCAAATGTGTAATGGATAAATGGATTATACGCGACAAGTCCACAGATGGAAAAGATTGGCCCAAATGGGCGATACGGATCGAGTGCCCCTACTGTGGCCTTGTGACGGGCAGCAAAAGCAATTACTGCCCACAATGCGGCAAGGAGTTGATACGGCGTGAACCAAGCTGACATCGACCGCCAAATCAAGGCGCTGGATGAGGCGAAACAAACCATATTGGCGCTTTGGGGGCGCTATCAGGCGAGGGATAAGCTTGTGGATGAACTGGAAAATGAAATCTATAAACTGAAATGCAGCAAAAGTGTTTAATTAGAATAACTACTTTAGAAAATCCGCGTTTTTGCACTATAAACATTGCAAAAAGTGTGGTACAATAGTTATGAGGACGTGCAGCCTTACAACACCTCCATTTGTTTGTTTTAACTGCATTCATTTTTCATTCTCCCTCCTTTTTGTGGCCCGTCGTTGCACGGCGTCGGGCACACACGGCATTGTAGCTCAATGGTAGAGCATTCGGCTGTTAACCGAAGGGTTGTTGGTTCGAGTCCTGCCAATGTCGCCACAGCCCTATAGGGCCTCTTTTCCTTTCACCGCTTACCCGCCAGCGGTATATGACGGGTATACGCCGGACTGCGTGAGCTACCCCACGATCAGGGGCGGGAGGTCGCGCCTCCCATCCGGCCACAGTGTGCCGACACATAGAAAACGGCTGGGCAATACGGAGCCTGTAGAGACGGAATCCGCGACGAAAAAAGCGGTGCGGCACTACCGCAGGCAAGTGGCATAGCGTCCCGCCCGAAAGTGTGCCAGAACATTGAAGCGGTAGGCGCTCCGCCATGCGTTTACCGTGGAGTTCCGAAGGGTTGTGCGTATTCCTCAAGGCGGATAGGCGAAAGCCGAAAGAAAACGCACCATTGCCGCTTTATCCGTGTATCGAGCGGCTAAAAATAACACGGTTGCCAATAGACGTGCCGCCCGTCCGGCGTAAAAGGCGGCTTGAAAAAATGGATAGAATGAGCAAAAGGGTTCCCGTTTTAGCCACTCCTGCCCTTGAAAGCAACTGCAAATAATCAACGAGAAAGGATTGATAAGATGTTGGTTGAATTGATGAAATTTGGAAAAGAAGAAAAGGCTTGTTGCACGAGCCTTGATGTCGCAGAAACGTTTGGGAAAGAGCATAAACACGTTTTAAGAGATATTCGAGAACTAAGGTGCAGCGAGGAGTTTCTGGTGTCCAACTTTGGACTGTCCCACTACGAGACTGCACAGGGCAAAAGTCAGCCCATGTACATAATGACCCGCGACGGGTTTACGCTTCTTGTCATGGGATACATCGGAGACGTTGCGATGAAATTCAAAGAGGCGTACATCAAGCAATTCAACGCGATGGAGAAAGCTCTTAGGGGCAAACTTGTTGAGCGGGAAAAGGGCATAGCCGTGCGTCAGGCATTGACAAAGGCGTTGCAGCAGTCTGCGGAGGATGAGCGGATGCACGGCCACGCCTACTCTACCTACACAAACTGCATTTATACTGCCCTGTTCGGAAAGAACGCAAAGCAGTTAAAGGAAGAATATTCGGTAGGAGAAAAAGAAAACTTGCGCGATTTTTTTCTGCTGACGATCTGGCGGCCGTCCAGTCAATGGAGCGCCTCGTCAGCGGCCTTGTCGATTGTGGATGGGGGTATGGTCAGGTAAAAGACTTTATCATGCAGACCAACACGCGCAAGCTCACGGCTTAACTTCAAAAAGAATGAAAACGTTGAATCGTTTTTGCCCGCAAGGGACTTTATCGGGGCTTATGCCCTATATGCGGCATAGGTGCCCCGTAAGGGGAGACCACAGCGAGTGACAGGGACTTTCCTTGAAGCGCTAAAGCAGGGCAGGACTGCAATGCCGCACCAGAGGCCGGGTCGCGCCCGGACACTGTGGGACCGCCCGGCATGGCCCACATGCAAATGACAATGCCCGCTGAAAACTGCGCTTGTCTTGATGCGTCAAGACCGGTTTGACCAGACGGAATAGGGACTGCGACTTTTCGGAGCGTAGTTGCCGGTAGCGTGTGACAATCTAAGCGGGAAGCCGAACAAAGAGGAGAATAGCATGGACGATATCACAAAGCAGCCATACGCCAAATGGCTTGAAGAAAGCATAGCAACTATCGCAGGGATTGACCCTTGCTGTATTTGCTTTGCAGCGACAAAAGCAGACGGCACGGTGTTCACCGGCTATTATAATGCAGACGCGACGGACAAGGCCGTTTTTGCGCACAATATCCAGTCCGACATCGTGACGGATATCATCAAGGCGAATGCTGACACAATCAGAGGGATTTTGGAGGATGGCAAATGATTCTCTGCGGTAAAGACTGCACACCATGCTGTGACTTCTGCACCCACGTCAAACACGGTACAGTAGTAGTTGACGGTAAGCGTGTAACTGCTGGGCCTGTTGGCTGCAAACTGCACAAGGACAAAGAGCATCAGGACATTGCTGCTACCTGCGGGTATTGCGATGACTTTTCTTGTTTCTGGAGCCTGGTGCCTGTAGATGGTGAACGGATAGAGGGAGAAGAAACATGAACGTCATTAACACGCGGCTTGATGCAATCGTTCCGTATGCCTCGAACGCTAAAAAGCACGACAAGCGTCAAGTCAATAACGTAGCTGAAAGCATCCGGCAGTATGGATTTGTTCAGCCGATTGTAATTGACCGCGACGGCGTTATCGTAATCGGGCATTGCCGCGCTCTGGCAGCGCAGAAGCTAGGTATGGAAGAAGTACCGTGTGTCTGCGTGGACGATCTCACGCCGGAACAGGTGAACGCCCTGCGGCTGGTGGACAACAAGAGCAATGAAAGCGATTGGGATTTTGACCTGCTGGCGGATGAACTGCCCGGTCTTGATTTGTCGGCGTTTGACTTTGATTGGGGTTTGCGTGATGAGCTGGACACATCTGTTGTTGAGGATGATTATGATCCCGTTCTTCCCACCGAGCCGAAAAGCAAGATTGGCGACGTGTATCAGCTTGGCGATCATCGTCTTATGTGTGGAGATAGCACGTTGCTGACAGACGTACAAAAGCTTGTGGGGGGGGGCACAAATGGATTTGTTGCTTACCGATCCGCCTTACAATGTGGACTATAAGGGCGCCGCCGGTAAGATCAAAAACGACAACATGGAAGACACGGCATTTAGGCGGTTTTTGACGGATGCATTTTCTAACGCAGCAATGGTTATGAAGCCTGGCGCGCCGTTTTATATTTGGCATGCTGATAGCGAGGGGTACAACTTTAGGGGCGCGTGCAAAGATGCGATGCTTCGCGTGCGCCAGTGCTTGATCTGGGTAAAAAATTCGCTTGTGATGGGAAGGCAAGACTTTCAGTGGAAACATGAGCCTTGCCTGTACGGTGAAAACGAAATTGAGGACGATGCTCACGAGCCGTGCCTTTACGGATGGAAAGACGGGCACAAGCACTATTTTTTCAAAAACAGGAAGCAGACCACGGTGCTCAATTTTGATAAGCCGGTTAAGTCTGCGGAGCACCCAACAATGAAGCCCATCAAACTGTTTGATTATCAGATGCAGTGTTCCAGCAAGCCGGGAGAAAATGTTCTTGACCTGTTTGCTGGTTCCGGCACCACCATTATGGCGGCAGAGCAGAACGGAAGACACGCATACTGCATGGAGTTTGACCCAAAGTATGCCGATGTAATTATTGATCGCTGGGAAAAGTTCACGGGCAAAAAGGCGGTGTTGATCAATGACGATTGAGGACGCACAGGCCATAATGCAAAAAACAACCAGTCCCTACTTGAAGCGGGACATGGAGAAATTCATAAAACGCCAAAGAAGAAAGGAGGGTATGTGTGGCAAGACCAAGAAAAGAAATAGACCAGAAGCAGTTCGAGACTCTTTGCGGACTGCAATGCACCCTTCCGGAGTTCTGCGACGCACTTGACGTTACGGATAAAACGTTGGATGCGTGGTGTAAGCGCACATACGGAAAGCATTTTTCCGAGGTATTCGCCCAAAAGAGGGGGCGGGGTAAAATATCGCTGCGTAGAATGCAGTGGAGGCTTGCCGAAAAGAACGCTACAATGGCGATCTGGCTTGGCAAGCAGTACCTCGGTCAGCGAGACGAGCCGGAGGAAACCGTTGACGTGGAGGACACTGACGCCTATCTGAAAGAAGCGGGCATCGAATGAAAACGGTAACAATTCATCCGGCCTTTGGTGAAAAGCACAAGGCGTATATTCAGGAAGCCACACGGTGCACGATCTCTGTTGCAGAAGGCGCTGTTCGTGCCGGTAAGACCATCGACAACATCGCTGCGTTTGCGACACTGATAGAGAAGGGGACGCCGGATAGAATTCATCTTGCAACAGGTTCCACGGCGGCAAATGCAAAGCTTAACATCGGCGATGCAAACGGATTTGGACTTGAGTATATTTTTCGTGGCCGGTGCCGGTGGACGAAATATAAAGGGAACGAAGCCCTTGTGATAAAGTCTTGCGGGCGCGACTATGTTGTAATCTTTGCAGGTGGTGCAAAAGCGGACAGCTTCAAGAAAATACGAGGCAACTCGTATGGCATGTGGATCGCAACGGAGATTAACCTGCACCACGAAGATACAATCAAAGAAGCTTTCAACCGCCAGCTTGCGGCAAAAGTGCGCCGCGTGTTTTGGGATTTGAACCCATCCTCGCCGGGGCACTGGATATACCAGCGGTATATTGACCGTTTTCGTTCTCAGTTTGGAGAGCGATACAATTATCAGCACTTCACCATCCGCGACAATGCGACAATCACAGCGCAACGGTTGGCGGAGATCGAGAGCCAGTATGACACAAGTAGCATTTGGTATCGTCGTGATATTCTTGGTGAGCGTTGTATTGCCGAGGGTCTGGTGTATCCTATGTTCTCCCGTGAGGTCAATGTGACCAGTGAACGGGGTGGGCCGGGGACGTATTACATCAGCTGCGACTACGGTACGCAGAATCCCACGGTGTTTGGCTTGTGGCGCGTATACAAGGGAGAGGCTGTGATGGAAAAGGAATACTATCATAGCGGGCGCGAGACCAACCGGCAAAAGACGGACGAAGAATACTACCAAGACCTGGTACGCTTTGCGGCTGGGTACAAGATCGAGCGGATCATCATTGACCCCAGCGCCGCATCGTTTGCCGAGTGCATACGGCGGCACGGAAAATTCGCCGTGTGGAACGCTAATAACGCGGTGTTGGACGGTATCCGCTTGACTGGTGCTTTGCTCAAGGCGGGGAAACTGAAATTCCACGAGAGCTGCGTGAAAACGTTTGAGGAGTTCGGGCTTTACAGCTGGGATTCCGAAGCGGCGGAAGATAAAGTGATAAAAGAGAACGACCATTCCCTAGACCAGACACGCTATTTATGTAGTACCGTTATTAGGAGAGAGTTAAGATGAGCTTTTTGGGAAATTTCGTTAATACGGTAAGGCGCGCACTGTTCCCGCGGGCTGTGGCCGAGCGGGAATTTGGTACATCTCCGGCTGTCAGCATGACGATGGAGCAGCAGATCGCGCTATGGTATGCAATGCTGGTCAATACGCCGCCCTGGCAGGACTGCAATGTGAAAGCGGTGGGACTGCCTGCCGCCATCTGCCGAGAGGTGACGCGGCCAACGCTGGTGGAGTTTACGGCCAACATCACGGGCAGCCAGCGGGCGGACTATCTTAACGATGGCTTTCAGTTGGCGAAAGAAAACTTCGGCAAGGCGCTGGAGCTGGGGCTTGCGCTTGGCGGTGTGGCATTAAAGCCTTACATCTACGGAGACAAGCTGTTGGTGGACATGACCGGCGCGGCGGGTTTTCAGCCGACGAAGTTTGACCCGACCGGGCGATGCATCGGCGGCGTGTTCCGCGACAAGCCGGTGAAGGTCAATAGCAAGTATTATGTGCGGCTGGAATCCCACGACCTGACCGATACTGTTTACACCATCAAGAACAAGGCGTATTACAGCGATTCTACCGGCTCTGTGGGTGCGCCTGCGCCGCTGGACGTGGTGCCGGAATGGGCGGACATTCAGGAGGAAGTGACCATCCAGAACATGGACGGGCCGTTGTTCGCCTACTTCAAGCCGCCTATCGCCAACACGGCGGATACCAACAGCTTGTGTGGCATGTCCATCTACGGTGACGCGGCGACGGTGGAACTGATCAAACAGGCCGATGAACAGTGGGAGCGTCTGAGGTGGGAGTTTAAGTCCGGTGAGCGCAAGGTGCTGATGGACGGCAACACAAGCACGGCCAACATGTTTGACAAGCGGCTGTTTGAGATTGGCGCTTTTACGGCTGACGGTGACTTCTACCAGTTCCTTAACCCTGAATTGCGAAACGATGCGGTTTATAAGGGCTTTCAGGATGTTCTCCGGCGCATTGAGTTTAACGTAGGCTTGTCTTACGGTGATATTTCCGACCCCCAGACGGTAGAAAAGACTGCAACAGAGATCAGAAGCGGCAAGCAGCGAAAGTATGTGCTGATTAGCAGCATCCAGACGGCGCTTGAACACACGTTTGATGCGTTGATTTACGCAATGGATGTGTATGCCACGCTCTACGGTCTGGCTGCGGATGGCGAGTATGAGGTTACTTACGATTGGGGTGACAGCATCCTTGACGATCAGGAAACCAAGTGCAACGAGTTTGCCCGCGATTTGCAGCTGCTGAACGCCGGGATCATGAATGACTGGGAGTTTAGAGCAAAATATTTCAACGAGGATGAGGCGACCGCAAAGGCGGCGCTGCCGAAGATGCAGGATGTTGTGACTGAACACCAGAACGTGATCGAATGAGAAGGTACGACTTTACGCCCGAATTGCTGGACGCTCTGCCGGAGGAACTGGCTGAATTGTATCGTGGGCTGGAAGATACCTTGCTGATGGAGATATGCTCCCGGCTCAAGGCTGCGGACGAGCTGAACGAGGTCACGGTGCAGGACATCAAGGCGCTGCGGGCGCATGGCATTGACCTGAAGGAGATCGAGAAAGCAATACGCAAAACCACAGGTATCAGCGAACAAAAGCTCAAAAAGCTGCTGGACGATGTAGTGGCGCGGAATCAGAAGTATTACACCGACCTTATCGACCTTGCCCATATCACGCAACCGGACGCGCTGGTGAGCATTGAGGATACTTGGGCAATATACGAGCAAACGAAGCAGACCATGCGCAACCTTACGCGGTCTATGGGGTTTCTGGTGGACGCTGGCCGGACGATGCTGCCGCCTGCGCGAGCCTATCGGTGGGCGTTGGATTCTGCTGTTATGCAGATTCAGAGCGGGGCAATCAGCTACAATCAGGCGATATCCAACGCGGTCAAGCAGCTGGCGGACAGTGGCCTGAAAACGGTGGACTACGAAAGTGGGCGTCGGGATCAGGTAGACGTGGCGGCAAGACGTGCCGTGATGACCGGCGTGAATGCCCTCAACCAGAAGTATGCGGAGCAATCCGCCGACTATTTGGAGACCGACCTTGTGGAAGTGAGTGCCCATATCGGGGCGCGAAACACAGGAAACGGGCTGGAAAACCATGAGAGTTGGCAAGGCGGCGTGTATCGTTGGGCTGAGAAGCCCGGAGATTCAAAGGGCGAGTACAAGGATTTTGTTGCCACAACGGGTTACGGTCAGGGCGCCGGTTTGGGCGGCTGGAACTGCCGACACACGTTTTACCCGTTCGTGGAGGGTGTCAGTGAGCCGACATATTCACAGGCCGACCTTGACGCCATGAAGGGCGAGAATCGGAAGTTTGTGTTCGATGGCAAGGAGTACGACGGGTACACAGCTACACAGATGCAGCGCAGCATAGAACGCCAAATACGCAAGCAGAAGCGTCTCAGAGACGCTTATAAGGCCGCAGGGCTGAAAGATGATGAGACCGCCGCCAACATCAAGTTGCGCCGCCTGAACGACAAATACAAGGAGTTCAGCAAGGCGGCGGGGCTGCCGGAGCAGAAGGAAAGGCTAAAGGTGCTGTATGGCGGGCAGCTGACGAATTCCAAGAAGTTCGCGCCGTTGAAAGAATACGCCGGTACATGGAAGATCAAAGATAAGTTTTCTGATCGTCAATATGTGATTGACGTTGGGAAACCACAGATTTCCGGTGCAAAACAGCACTTTTGGGACAATCTTGAGAACAGACCGGACAGAAGCAGCTTGAACCTTGAGGCTGCACAGGATATAATCAACAACAGCAGACTGACGTTGTACCAGACAGACCGGCAAACCCTTAAATTTCTTGCAGACAACGGATATGTTATGCTGAACACGAAAAACGAAATCGTGACTGTTGTACCGGAAAAACTTCGCAAGAAGTACCGCGATTATTTGGAGGGGAAATAACATGGCAAGAAGTCCTATCGCACGGCATAATTGCCCACTGTATGAGAGAGAAACTACATGGTCGGAGTGTGTAGAAGTGCAAGAAGTCCGCGAGGACGAAATGGACGCAGCGCGGCTGAGAGAACCGTTTGACATGGACAGAGCGAACGAGGTTTGCGAAGAATGCAAATGGTATGTTGTTGAGGACGATGGCTGATGGACAACTTCAAGGCGATTTATAAGCTGCTGCTTGCATTGGAACGTTCCATGGACTTGCCAGCGTTTGATATTGACGCGCTTCAGCTGGAAGCAATGGGCGTCACTGCGGAGCGCCTGCATCGCTATCTGGAAATGCTGCAAGACGCGGGCCTTATCAAAAACGCAGACTTGTACACCAGCGTGACCGGCGACCTCTGTCTCAGGAACTCGCGCAAAATACGGATTACGCTGAAAGGTCTGGAATACTTGCAGGAAAACTCGATCATGAAGAAGCTGTACAACGCGGCAAAGGGCGCTGTGGACTTGATTCCGTGAGGGGTGCTGTATGACAGATAACGCGACTTCTCTTTTTGACACCAAAACGCTGCACGCCATTGATGGCGTTTTGAAGAAGGGCGACCGGGTAGAGCTGATCCCCACCAAAGACGGGGTAAGGGTGATACATATCCGGCGGGAAAATGTGAATTTGAAGAAAATTGAAAAAAGCTCTTGACTTTTCTTTGTGGCTACGTTATATTTTGGATGTGGCTACAAAGAAAGGCGGTGAACAAATGGGTATCCACAAAGGCACAAGGCTTACCGAAACCCCAAAGGATAAGTCTTTTCGGTTTCGGATTGATGCGGAAACTGAGCGAAAACTGAATTTTATTTGTGAGCAAACAAATAAAACAAAGTCGGAAGTCGTTCGGGATGGCATTGAAAAGCAGTATGCCGAGATACAAAAATAGAAACAGCCCGCCACCTTGGAAAGTTACGGACTGTTTCTCAAATCACCACAGGTTTCCCCATTGGTAAATCCATTCTATCATCGGGGAAGCCTCAAAGTCAAGAGAAATGAGGTTTTTATTATGCTTACTGTTAGAGAAGCCTGTGCGCTCATTAACAATCCCACCGAAGTTGGCGTTGCTGTAAATGGGAACTCATATCCTTTATTCCGCGAAGGATCGACGGGGTATGATGGCGTTATGGTTGAAGCGTTTGGAGATTATGTCGTTAAAGATATTTTCTCTTGCAGGGCAGGGTGCTTTGAACTCGAAGTCAAAATGTGCCCGATGAAGAAGGAGGATATTGCATGAACGAACTGAGAGTTTTTAATTTCAACGACGTGGACGTTATCAGCAGCCGCGAGGTTGCCGAAATGACGGGGAGAAGCCACCAACATATTATGCGGGACATCCGCAATTATGAGGAAGTGCTTGAAAAATCAACTGCATCTAAGTTTGGGGTTGATGAAAACGCCAACGCGTCCAAAATTGGACTGGTTAAAAATTCAAACGAGCGCAATTTTGCGCCGGTTGACTTTTTTATTCCGGGAACTTACAAAGACGGGAAAGGCGAAACCAGACCGTGTTACTTCCTCACCAAGAAAGGATGCGACATGGTAGCGAACAAGATGACTGGTGAAAAGGGCGTTTTGTTCACGGCGGCTTATGTGAGCGCCTTTGAGAAGATGCGGCAGAGAATTCAGTTTCCGGCTCTGCCGAAGGACTATCCCTCCGCGCTGCGTGCGCTGGCTGACAGCGAGGAACAGCGCATGGCGCTGGAAGCTTCCAATGCGACACTGGCGGCGGAGAATGAGCGTCAGGCACAGGTGATCGCAGAGTTTGAACCGATTCGGCAGTATGTGGATATCATTCTGGAAAGTCCGGATGCGCTGGCGACCTCGCAGATCGCCGCCGATTACGGTATGAGCGCCCAGCAGCTGAATAAGATCCTTCGTGACGAGGGCGTTCAGCACAAGGTAAACGGCCAATGGCTGCTTTACAAGAAGCACATGAACAAGGGCTATACCAAGAGCAAGACTTTCCAGTTCACACATTCGGACGGACGCGCCGACACGAAGCTCCATACCCAGTGGACGCAGAAGGGACGCCTGATGATCCACAACATTCTTGAGAAGCGCGGCATCGTGGCGATGATGGATCGGGTGCGCGTGTCGTAAAATAAAGCAACAAGCGCTTGCCACCGGCTGCGTGGTATGGTATAATAAATCAAACAAATATTCGACCTCGCTCTAAGCGGTGAGTGAGAAGAGCCGAGAGGGGCTAACTGACTACGAATTGTAGTTGGTTAGCCCCTCTTTCTTTTTTTCAAAATTTTTGACCGGCCCGAAGTCGCAAAACTACGGGGCCACAGTGGACGCGACCCACGAGAAAAAAGCGAGGTGGCGAAGGAGCAGACATGAAACGCGATTTTTTGGAAGGTCTGGGGCTAGAAAAGGACGTTGTGGATAAAATCCTCGACGAAAACAGCCGGGACATTGGCCGGGAGAAGCAGAAAGCAGATCAGGCCAAGGAGGACTTGTCGGCGGCACAGAAGAATCTTGCCGACCGCGACAAGGACATCGAGGAGCTGAAGAAATCCAGCGGCGACGCGGAGGGCATCCGCAAGCAGCTGGAGGAATTGCAGGGCAAGTACACCAAGGAAACCGCCGAGTACAAGGCCCAGATCGCTGACCGGGACTATTCCGACGCGATTGCCAAGGTCATCAACGACAAGGGCATCAAATTCAGCTCCAAGGCGGCAGAACGTGCCTATATCGCAGACCTGAAAACCAAGGGTCTGAAGCTGGAAAACGGCGTGTTTGAGGGCTTTGACGAATGGCACAAGGCACAGATGGACGCAGACCCCAGCGCGTTTCAGACCGGCAAGCCCGCACCCACGTTTGCAAAGCCCGTCGGTACCGGCGGCGCACCGAAAGCGGAGGGTCTGGGCGCAATGTACGCAAAACAATTCAACGCGCAGTATGCGCAGACAACTACGAAGGAGTGATTTGATCCATGTCTTTTGTGACCAATACGACCTGCACCAAGCGGCCTAATTTTCTGGAAAGCGAAGTTGGCCTGGTGCTAAAGACCCGCGAGATTCCCGCCTCTATGGGCGTGCAGGACGGCATCTATAAGATCGTTGCAGCCGGCACCCCTTTCCCCTCCAACGACGGCAACGCTGTTGGCATCGTGTTTGAGCCTGTGGACGTGACAAGCGGCAACATGCCCGGCTCCGTGCTGGTGGCTGGCCGCGTGCTGGCAGAAAACATGAATCTCCAGACTGCCGCCAAGAACGCACTGGCCGGTAAGGGCATTGTGTTCGTCGACACCCCCGCCATTACTCGCGGCTACACCGTGACTTATGACAAGAACGACGGTACCGGTACGCCTCCCGTGGATGGCAACACCTATTTCGAGGGTTCCATCGCGCCGGTTTCCACCAGTTATCCGCTGACCAAGAGCGGCAACAAGCAGACCGGCTGGAGCACCAGCAAGGGCGGCGCTGCTGTGACCGAGGTCGAGGTGACCGGCAATATGACCCTGTACCCTGTTTGGACTTCTAACGGCTAAGTAAGGAGGAAGAAACCATGCCTGATATCCTGAACATGATCTCCAGCGCCGAGCGCCTGGAATTTGCACAGAATCTGTCTGTTGCGCGGCCCGCTTACATCGGCGACCGCATTTTCCCCGACCAGAAGACCGCCAACCTTAAGGCGGAGTATCTGCGTCTGGCTGACGGCGCCAACATCCCCGTGATGGCAACCGTACACGCCTTTGACACTGAGGCCGAGATCGGCACCCGCCCCGTGTTTGAAAAGACCGAGGTGGAAAAGCTGCTGATCAAGCGCAAGATCAACCAGACCGAGCGCGTGCGGCTGATGATCGAGAACGGCGTGAGCGACGAGAACGAGATCATCCGCTACGTATTCGACGATATGCGCCAGATGGCCGAGGCCGTCAAGACCCGCACCGAGGTTGCCAAGATGGAAGTTCTTGCCACCGGAAAGATGACCATCAACGAGAACAACCTGAACCTCAAGGTAGACTACGGCGTCCCCACCAAGAACACCGGCTACAAGATCGATTTCGGCCCCGAAGCCGATATCGTGGGCCAGATCATGGCCGTGGCTGACGCTGCCGCTGAGTCCGGCAACGCACTGACAGAGATCGTGACCTCCACCAAGATTCTGCGAAAGCTGGCTGCCAACAAGGGCATTCAGACGCTGATCTACGGCACTGTGGGAGCTGGTACTTACGTTCCCGCCGAGAGAATCCGTTCTCTGTTCGCGGAACTGTTTGGCTTTGGCGTGATCACCACCAACGATCTGCGCTATAAGACCCAGACCGCCAGCGGCAACGAGGCCACCAAGCGTTTCTTCCCCGAGGACAAGATGGCGTTCCTGTGCAACGGCACGTATTCCTCCTTCGGCGTTGGCCTGTGGGGCGTGACCCCCGAAGAAGCCGACTACGGCCAGTACAACGAAAAGAGCGCCAACCAGTTCATCACCATTACCCAGTGGGCCACTCCTGACCCCGTGGCGGTGTGGACGAAGGCCAGCGGCGTATTTATCCCCGTTGTGCCCAATCCCAACGGCCTGTTTATCGCAGCCGACACCAGCAAGTAAGCGTGCCTCCTCCCCGCCCCGATGGAAAACCTGACGGGCGGGGAGGAAACGATATAAAGGAGGCGGAAAACATGGCATACGCAGATTATGAATACTACGCTACCGAGTTCTACGGCACGGCCATTGACAAGGACGCTTTCCAGGCCCTGGCTGGTAGGGCATCGGCCTATGTGGACTATGTGACCATGAATCGAGCCAGAAACGTCACCGGCGAAGCTATTACCGCCGTGAAAAACGCGGTGTGCGCATTGGCAGAGGTGATGCAGGACGGCGAACGGCTAAACAGCGTCGCCTTTAACGCCGAAAGACCTGTAGCAAGCGAATCCGTGGGCGATTGGTCAAAAAGCTACGGCACGAAAGCGGTATCTGCCGCCGATATGCAGCTGCTGGAAGCCAGAAAGCGGGAGATCGCGGCCATGTATTTGGCGCCTTACGGACTACTGAAAGCAAGGGGGTACGGATCATGTCCATGTTCCCCCACACGGTAACGCTCTATAACGTGACCCACGAGACGGACACCGGCACCATGCAGGATGTGACAAAGCTCTATGTGACGGTGCTTGAGGGTGTGCTGCTGTCCGCTTCCAAGGCGGCCAACGTCAGGGCCAGCGGCCTTGAAGGAGCCGATGCGGTAAACCTGTACATCCCGTTTTCAGTTGTTGCAAAAGATGCAACGACTGGCAAAAAGAAACGGTATGCAGGGCCGCAGGACTTCTGGAACGCGGAGGAAAAGTCCGGACTGTGGACACTTTCCACCAACGGCAACGGCGGAGAGAGCTTTTTCGTCAAGGGGAGATTTGTCACGGACAACGAGACTGTGGCGAGGGCGCATGACGACTGCTACGAGGTGACAAAAGTGGATATGAAGGACTACGGTGACCTGAAACACTGGGCCGTGGGAGGTAAGTGATGGGGCTGAAATTCAGCGTACACACCGAGGGCATGGACGATGTGCGGCGGCAGCTGGCGCTTGCCTGTGATAAGGCCGAACACGTTCTTGCTATTCAGGTGGAATCCGACACGGTGCCGTATGTTCCGGCGCTGACCGGCTCCATGACCCAGAGGACACGGGCCATCGGAAACACGGTGGTGTATCCGGGGCCCTACGCCAGATACCTTTATTACGGAAAGTTGATGGTCGATCCCGACACGGGAAGCCCGTGGGCCAAGAAAGGCGCGACGAAGGTTCTGACAGACCGAAATCTGGTATTTTCACAAGCCATGCACCCAAACGCGCAGGCGCATTGGTGCGAGGCATCCAAGGCGCAGAACCTTGAAAAATGGGTGCGCGTAGCGCAAAAGGCGGTGGCGAAATATGGCAAATGACAAGCCGAAGAAACTAGTTTCGGCGGCAGAGGAGGACAAAATCTCCCGCGCGATGCTGGTATGGCTGAACACATGGCCGGATAAGCCTGTGGATGTGATCCGATATGAGTTTCTTCCCGCTGACAGCGAGGGCGCAATGGCGCTTTCGACCATTCAGGGAACATACATTACACGGCGTTACATTTTGGGAGGCCATCAAGCGGAGTACCAGTTCAAGGTAATCTACCGGCTAAAGCCGGGCAACAGCAACGACAAGCGCCTGAAAGCCGACGAACTGTTGGACAGTCTGGCAGATTGGGCGGCAGACGGCGGGCCGGACATCGGGGATGACGCACGGGTGGTTCGCGTGGAAGCCACCACGCGCTCCGCATTGTTCGGCGCATACGACAACGGCGACGAGGATCATCAGATCCTCATGAAAATGACTTACGAGGTGATAACAAATGCCTGAGAACACTTTTAACACGACAGCGGGCCAGACCATTGACCGTGAGCTTCTGATCGCGTACTTAAACACCGGCACCAGCGTTTCCCCGGAGTGGTCGGCCTTTGGCACCCGCGTGACGGACTCCAGCATGGAATATGACTGGCAGGAGAGTTCTGAAAAGGACATCCTGGGCACCACCCGCACCACCATGAAGAAGCCCATTGTCACGCAGACCTTTGACCCCTGCGACCTGGACAGCGGCGACAAAGCGCTGACGAAGATTTGGGAGTTGGCCGTGAAAAAGCAGGATGCGGCGGCACTGGCCAATCAAGATGTGCTGATCGTCCACCACTACGCGGGCACTGCAAAGACGGCTGTGTTTGCCGAGCGCTACGAAGGTGCAATGGTGAAGCCCTCCAGTCTCGGCGGCGAGGGCGGCGGCTTTGTGGGTATGCCCATTGACGTTACATACGGCGGCACCCGAACCACCGGCACCGCTTCCGTGACTGCCGGTGTGGTGACGTTCACGGCGGACGAGTAACACACGGGGCGGGCAACCGCCCCACCACATAAAGGAGATGCAAAAATGAAGGAAATTACATTTGCGACCGGCGTAGAAAGCTTTTCCGTTAACGGCGTGGAAAATGCATTTTCGGCCAATCTTGCCGACGGCAACTTTATTAAGCGCTTAAAGGAAACTATCACAAAACTTGAAGAGATGCACAAAAACCTCGGCAATATGAAGAGTGCAGCGTCCGATGATCCGTTAGACCAGATGGAAGAATACGACCGCAAGGTACGAGCATCCATTGATGAACTCTTGGGGGATGGCGTATCCCAGAAAATTTTCGGGAATCAATCCATGCTTTCTTTTGGCGCTCACAAACCGGTGTGGTGCAATTTCCTCGTTTCCCTCGTGGAAGAATGTAACCGTCGCTTTACCGAAGAAGCAAAGGAATTCAATCCCAGTCTTGAAGAGTTTGTCCGCAAATACACAAAATGACAAATTCAATGCAGGCAGAATGGCTTCCAAGATCCGTTAATATCTGCGGCACCGAATACGACATTCGGTCTGATTTTCGGGTAATTATCGACATTTGCAAAGCAATTGAAAATCCAGACTGGAACAAATACGAAAAAACAATTGCTGCGCTTGTCGCCTTTTATCCAGAAATTGAAAATATGCCGACAGAAAGTTATCGAGAAGCTTTAGAAAAGTGCATGTGGTTTATTCGGTGCGGTGACGAAGATGCTGCAAAAAAGCCTGTTAAGCTGCTTGATTGGGGACAAGACATCAAATATATCGTTGCGCCCATCAACAGAATCGTTGGCAAGGACATCCGGGAAATGGAATATATGCACTGGTGGACGTTTATGGGCTATTTTTTAGAAATTGGCGATTGCCTTTTTGCGCAAATCGTGAATATCCGCCAGAAAGTATCATCCGGAAAAAAGCTAACAGCGGAAGAACGCAAATTCTACGCTAACAACAGAAGCATGGTTGACATCAAACAGCGGTATACCGAAGCAGAAATGAATTTTGTCCAGCAGTGGACGTAAAAAAGCCGCCATTTTGTGGCGGCTTTCGGGGATGGCATTTATTTTTCAAGAGACGAGAGACCATTTGCCATAGTCAACATTCCTCCCGTCATCGCATCAATTGCCTCTGTTTGGTTTGGGTTTATTACCCATTCGTCATCAACCAATGACAAAGAAACATCAACTTCTTTTTCTACTGTTCCGTAGTCTCCGCTGTTTATCTTTTCAATAAACAAATTATTCATCATTTCGGTTTGTTCGTCCTCGCTCATTTCCTGACCGGAAAATGCAACCTCTAAAGCCTTAGAAAAGGATTCTGCAAGGACATCACCCATGATAGATGCAATGTCATTGTTTGAAATTTCCACCTTAACCGTCGCAGAATCCCCTTTTTCTTCTGAGCTTATGACGTTGTAGGAAATACCACCGAACATCGCTTTCAACATCTCTGCATCGGATTCGTCGGTTTCGGCATTAGAAATACCATCTCCCCAATAACCAGTTGCTACGGACTGATCCGCTGACTTTACAGCATCAATGGCATCTTCTACAACAGATTGCGCCGACTTCCTATTTGCGCCGCATCCAATCAAAAGTAAGACTAACGCAAGAGACAAAAAAACGCACGACACCTTTTTCATTAAAACCCCTCCTGTAATTTTCAGTATTTCAAGAATATCACACAAAAAGAAAAAAAGCAACAAAAGGTGGTGATTTTGTGGCTGCTGATGGCTCCATTATTTTTGAAGCAAACTTAGATGATAGACAGGCGCAAACAAAGCTAAATCAGCTTAAATCCAAAATACAGCGACTGCAATCGTCTTTAGAGAAAAGTACTGGTGAGCAAAGCGGTATAAAGGAAAAATTGGATTCTGCAAAAGCATCGGCGCAGCAGACAGAAAAGGAAATTAAGCAGATTATGGCAGCCCTGCAATCAGAGCTTGCGCTTAATGAAGATGTGCAAAGCGGAAAAATTTCCATGTCTGCCGAGGAGTTACAACAAGCGGCAGAACGACAAGACGATCTTTTGCTTAAGCTAAAAGAACAGCAGGACATTTTGAAGTGGCAAGACCAAGAAATACAAAGTTTAGGACGGCAATATGATCGCGTTACGGAGAAAATATCAAGACAAACGCAGGAGCTAAATGACGCAAAAAATGAAGCGTCAGATTATGCAAGGCAAGTAATTGAATCCGGGAAAAGCCAAAACGTTATGGCGGAAGTGACACAAAAAACATCCGCGATTATGGCGCAGCTGGGGGGAAAGATTAAAGCAATCGCAAAAAGCGCTTTAATTTTTTCGGTAATCGCTTCTGCGATTAAGGCGCTTAAAGATATTTTGGGGAAAGCGATTGCGCAAAACAAAGAAGCTGCGGCAGCCGTTTCGCAGTTAAAGGCCGCTATTTTGACCCTTGCACAGCCAATCATCGAAACGGTTTTACCAGCGTTTACCGCATTTGTCAATGTGTTGTCCAAGGTCGTGACGGCTGTCGCAAAATTTGTGTCGCTATTGTTTGGAAAATCCTTTTCACAGACAAAGAAAAACGCGCAATCTCTTAACTCTCAAGCTGGCGCAATTGAAAATGTAGGCGGTGCCGCAAAAGAAGCATCTAAATACTTGGCAGATTTTGACGAGCTAAATGTTATGGATGATCAAAGCGACGATCAAACCGGGGGCGGGTTTGATTCCCCGGACTTTTCAAAGCTTGATGCGGATGTTTCCATTTTTGATAATCTGCTTGCCCGCCTTCAAAAAATTTGGCAAGACATTAAAAACATATTTTTTGACCTTAAAGATATCGTTGTTGATTTCTTTAGTGGAGATTGGGGCGATATGCTAGAAAAAATCAACCTTTTATTTTGGCACATCCAAGACCTTGTCTCCGATGTTCTAATGTTCGTAAGCGAAGCGTTTGGCGACATAATTGATTGGATTGTAGAAAAGCTCCATCTTTCCGGAACGCCGATTGGTCAAGCTTTAGAGGGCATTAAAGAAATTGTGCAGGGCGCTATCGAACTAATTGTTAATTTTCTTAATCTCAACCTTGATGGAGTGCTTGCGTCTATTGAAAAAATGTTAAAAGGCGTACAAGACCTTGTTTTTGGGATTGGAGACTTTTTGCAAAACGGCATAAACAATTTGTTTGACTGGTTTGACGAGAAAACCGGCGGCGCACTTCACGACCTTATTGAAATCGTTCGTGCCACCGTCAACAACATTTTTGAGTTTGTTGATGACATCGTTGGAAGCATTTTGCTCGGCGTAAAAGATATGCTGAACGGGATTATAACCTTCCTAAATGGCGTTTTTTCTGGGAATTGGAAGCAAGCATGGGAAGGTCTTATGCAGTTTGTGAAAGGGATTGGAACGACAATTGCAGGCATATTTGCAAGTGTAATCAACGTGATAATCCGCGCACTGAATTGGATGATTTCCCAAATTAACAGAATCAGCATCAAAATTCCCGATTGGGTGCCCGGAATAGGCGGAAGAACTTACGGACCCAACATTCCGACAATTGCGGAAGTTCCGGTGCCGCATCTCGCAGAGGGCGCAGTTATCCCGCCCAACCGCGAGTTTATGGCGGTGCTTGGCGACCAGAAGCACGGGACGAACATCGAGGCACCGGCAGACCTGATCCGGCAGATATTCCGCGAAGAGAGCGGCAATTCCGGCGGCGACATTGTGATCCGGTTTACCGGAGAGTTGGCTCAGTTGGCAAAAGTGCTGACGCCGGAAATCACACGGCAGCAGCGGCAGAACCAGAGAGCGTGGGGAGGTGGCAGCCGGTGAGCGCACCGTATTTCAAAATCAACGGTACGGACATCTTGCGGTTTGTGCAGGAAGACGGTATGGAATGGTCCCGCAACGACCTAGACAACGCGGAAGCGGGCAGAACCATGGACGGCGCCATGCATAGAGGCCGTATCGCCATCAAGTACAAAGTGAACATCCGGTGCTTAAAACTGTACAGGTCAGAAGTCCTGACGCTGATGAATTTGATCTTGCCGGAATTTGTGACGGTAGAAACCAATATGCACCCTCTATATGAGTCGTGCGTGGCGCAGTTCTACTCAAACAATGTGCCGTCGACCGTGACAACAGCGGACCCTGAAACAGGCGAATCGCTCTGGTCCGGGATTTCGTTTCCGCTGGTAGAGCAGTAAGGAGGCAAAATGCAGAGCACGAGCCCAAGATATCAAGAACTGCTGGCAAGCACCCACCGGATGCAGACGCAGCTATACATCGGCAACGTGGTTTACGGCGAAGGGAAGATCATGGATGGGTCTCTTCAAACGAAGACCTCTTTGTTTCAGGGCGATATTCCCACTGTGGGCGGTGCGGTAAGCGGCGAAATCTATGTGTCGCTATTGGGCGTAAGTTCGGCCGAGGTGGCGAAAAAGGCTGAATTAAGGCCGCAGGTGCGGCTGGTGGGCGATTCCGGCGAGCCCAGCGAATGGGTGGCCCAGGGCGTGTACAACGTAGACAAACGGAGCTACAACAAGCAGACCGGTGTGCTGACGCTGCACGGCTATGACAAGATGCTGGCCACGGAACAGTGGTATACCGGCAGCGTGGGCACCGGCGGCGTGGAGGATATCACCATCGTCAACCGCATCTGTACCCAAGTCGGGATCGAGCTGGACAGCGAGACGGCGGCGTTCTTCACCGCTTCCGGGCGGAGCTATGTGATCGCCGCTCCCACGGACTACACCTGCCGGGAGCTGCTGCAAACCATTGCGGGGTGCTACGGCGGGAACTGGATGATGACTGCCGTGGGCAAGCTGCGGCTGGTGCTGCTGGACAGCATCCCGGCAGAGACCAACTATCTGGTGGACGGCGTGGGCAACGCCATTACGTTTGGGAACGCCACTACATCTGAGGAGGTGAGAATCCTTGTTGGGTAAAACGTTTGTAGGCAACCGGGCCAGCAGCTTGAAGGAATCGGACAAGTTGCAGCCCTACACCAAAGTGACGGTGACGGACGGGACCAACAGCTATTCCTCCGGCACCGACACGGGGCGGGAATTACTGGTTGAGGTCCCTGTGCTGCCCAACGGCGACGGGGCCACGCTGGCGGCCAACATCCTGAACAGCGTGAAAAACTATCAATACCGGCCCTACGAGGCCGACAGCGCCCTGTTAGACCCCGCCGCAGAGCTTGGCGACGGCATCACCGTGGGCGGCGTATACGGCGGTATACACGCCAAGGCAACCACGTTTTCCCGTCTGTTTCGTGCCAACGTGAGCGCACCGGCGGAGGAAGAGATCGACAGCGAGTACCCGTATCTCTCCGCCCAGGAGCGGGACGCGGTAAGGCAGAAAAAGCAGACGGCGAAGAACACCAGCGACATTGCCGCCAACACGGCGGACATCGCCGGAAACACCGCGGACATCGGGACGCTGAATACGCAGGTGGCCAGCATCAACAGTCTGGTGGCGGATAAGGCCAGCATCTCCGACCTGAACGCCGCTGTGGCGCGGATATCCTCGTTGGAGAGCAACCAGATCACCACCGGCTACCTACAGGCCAACTACTGCGAGATCAACGGCGCGACGATCAAAGGCATCAAGGCCGATATTGCCAGCGTCAGCAAGCTATTTTCAGGCGAGACCTACACGGGGTTAATCTCTACTCCGAGCCTTTACGTCAACGGTGCACATTATGTAGGCACGGTCATCCGCTACAAAAACGAGAACGGCGTTACCACGGCAACGCGTGTACTGGCGACCACATAAGGAGGGCTCAATGAAAACAACCGAAAGAAACACCATCCAGTCCGTCCGGCTGGCGCTGGATCGGATCGAGGTGCACGGCAGCGGCAATCTTGACCTGCTGCTGGGGTGCATTCAAGCGCTGGACAGGCTGCTGGCGGAAGCGGAAGCGGAGGAAGTAAGCGATGGCTGACAAAAACATCAATCAGCTGCCGGAGGTGACGGCCATGGGCGTTACCGACCTGTTCGTTTTGGAGCAGGCCGGGGCGGCCAAGAAGCTGACAGGCCAGCTGCTGAAAGCGTCGCTGATGACGTGGCTGGACGGCCACGGCGGCGTGAAGAGCTTCGCCTATGACGAGGACACCGGCAAGGTGACCATCGTGACCACGGACGGCACGACGATGACCACGGGAGACCTGCGGGGCAAGAACGGGCACATGATCCACGCGTATGATCTAGGAGGTCGTGGCTCACCCGGCGATTACCTGATCATGTCTTTTTCCAGCGCTAACCCCATGCCGGAGGATTGGGCGGTCGGCGACCTCATCCTCAACAGCTACGGCGATATGTGGGTCATCAGCAATATCACCCCTACGGACAACGGTTACAATGTGCGGTTTGACTTTATGGCAAGCCTGGTAGGCCCTCAGGGCGATTCCCCCACCATCGGCAGCAACGGCCACTGGTGGGTAGGCGACACCGATACGGGCGTTGTGGCCAGAGGTGACACGGGCACCCACGGCAGCGATGTGACGGTCACGTCCGCCGCTGTGCCGGGGACAGACGAACACCCCAACGGCGGCGTGAAGCTGACTATCACGGAGACGGTGTACGACGCGACCGGCGCGGCTTCCCAGGTGAACACCATAGAGAAAACCATCTGGAATGGCAACACCGGCCCCACCGGTCCCCAGGGAACCGCACCCCACATCGGGGACAACGGACACTGGTACGTGGGCGACATGGATACCGGCGTAAACGCCAAGGGCGACAAGGGCGACGGGTTGAAGATCGACGGCTCGGTGCCCACCTATGCCGACCTGCCCACGCTGACCGCCGCCGACATGGGCAAGACCTATCTGGTGAACGCGGACGGGCGGCTCTATTTCTGGAGCGGCACGGCGTGGCCCGCCAGCGGGGCGGGACTGCTCATCAAAGGCGAGGACGGCATCACGCCCAACATCGGGGCCAATGGCCACTGGTGGATCGGGACCACGGACACCGGGGTGCAGGCTCAGGGTGAGGACGGCAAGAGCGCCTACGAATCCGCCCAGGACGGCGGCTACACTGGCACGGAGACGCAGTTCAACACCGATCTGGCCGAGGTGGGCAACAAGCAGGACAAGATCACCGGGGCCAAGGGCAAATACCTGGGCTTTACGGACACGGACACGCTGGGTGCGATGAGCCTGCCCAGCGCCAGCACCGGCAGCAAGGGCATTA